CATGACACGGCCTTACCTTGCACGGGCAGCGGACCAAGTGGAAGGCATGGCGAACCGGGCGGGGTATACGCTTCGGAAGCCTGCCAATGTATATGGGTCGGGGCCGACATTGACGCCGCTAATGGATGATGCAGATAACGGCTTGACGAGAACGGCGGGCGGTGTATCGTCAGGGAATGCCCCCGGGCCGAATGCAGGAGAGGCCATTGACGCCACAAATCTTGCATTCCGCGTTCATCCAACCGACTCCCAAGTTGCTGGAAGCATGAAACCGGGGGCAGCTTTTTCTGATATTTCTCACAAGCCCCTTGCAGCCGCGCTGGAAAAAGGCGGTTTTAAGGTCGCGCGTATTGAGCGCAGTGCTTCAAACACTGAAACATTTGGCCCGTCATTGAGCCAATATCTTGACGTTGAAGCGCCAAACGGGACCAAATTCAAAGTCAGACTTTCTGACCACAGCTATGTCCCCCGTGACGGACAGGTCGACCTGCGCTACGGCATGTCACCCGAACAGATGCAAATCGAATTGATGCGCCAATCAGGTATGGAAGTTCCGCGCGCGCTGTCAGACACCGTCGCAAAGCAAGTCGCTGACGCTGATGCCGCGCGCATCGCAGCGGAGCAACTGAAGGCCCAGCAATTCGCCGATGAATACCGGCCAAAAATAGACAAGGCATTGGCTGACGTTATCGCCAAGAAGGGCGAGGCGAAAGTTTTGGAAAAGTGGGATTTGGTAAAAAGGCAAGCGCCTGGTGCAAGGGCTGCACGACAGGCGCTTGAGGCATGGGGCGTCCCGCCGGACGTGTTGGCGGCTTTGCAGAAGTTGAAGTGAGGCAGTGCGTCACCCCCACGTCAGCATTTCATTAATCAGGGTCACCGTCGCGCCAAAGCTGGAAATGGCTAGGGCGCAAAGAAAGCACCAGAACACGAAATACGGCCACACGCTGGCAAAGGCGTGGTCCAGCCGGTCTTGCCGTGTCCGGCCCCACCCCTGCGGCGGGCGCTTCAACACGCGCCGGGTCATTGGACGCCCCAGTGCAAGGCGACCAAGAACAGCACCAGCAGGGCGCTGAACAAATCGAACAGGAAACAGGTGAAAATCCAAAAGCCGCGTGCTACGCGGGCCATAGCCTGACGCATGTCAACCTCATGTGTTTGGGTTAGGGCCGCGTTCGGTGTTGGTAGCACCGGCGTGGCCCGCTTCGTTTGAAGCCCGACCACCCTACATTCCAGACGTGAACGAATCGGAAATTCTGTTCGGGACTATTTCGGGACTCCGATGCATCTCGTGTCCTGTTCGTTCTGGTTTTTGCAAGTTTGCGTCTTGTGTGCAGGAACCGAAAAGCCTAGAAACTGCGCCATTCCTGCCGTCGGGGCGTAGCGCAGTCTGGTAGCGCATCTGGTTTGGGAGCAAGAAGTTGCTGACCCGTTAAGCCTTGTTTTTCAAGGGCTTGGTAACCACTGGCTTAATTCCTTCGGGACTATTTCGGGACACAACAGCAGCCATGGCGGCGCGCACGTCGTCAATCATGGCGTGGGCATAGCGGGCCGTGGTGGCAATGTCCCGGTGCCCCAGAAGGTTCTGCACCACCTTTAGGTTCTGGCTGGCCCTAAGCGTCCGTGTGGCGGCGGTATGGCGCAAGTCATGAAACCGGAAGTCGCTTATCCCTGCTTGCGTCAAGGCCCGTTCCCAAGCCCGTCGCCAGCCCGTCTGCGTGAAGGGGTGCCGCTGGCCTTTGCGCCGTCCCTGCCTGCCCCTGACCACTTCGTAGGTGAAGACCCGTTCCTTGTGGTTCCCCCGTTCGGCGGACAGCAGGGCCACCAGTTCTGGAATGAGGGGTACGAAGTGAACTTCCCCGCCTGGCTTCTTGGACTTGACCAGTAGGCGAATGACGCCCGCGTCAAAGTCCACCTGACCCCATGTCAGTTCGATTGCGTTCCTGAGCCTTACCCCCGTTATCAGGGCAAAGCGCACCAGCGGGTGCAAATCCTGCCGCAAGGCTTCGAACAGCCTTTGCTCTTCCCCCGCCGTCAATTCCCGCACGCGCCCTTGCGGTTCGCGCAGCATGAAGTCCGTCCAGTTTATGGTGGGGCAGTCGGCCTGCCAGACCTTCTCAGCCCTGCGTATCACGCGACGCAGGACTTCCAGTTCCCGGTTCACGGAAGCATCAGAAACTTTCGCCCGCCTCTTGGCGATATAGACCGCCAGCATGGGGCCGTCGATATCATGCAGTTGTGTCTGAACGCCAAGCCCCGTGCAGAGATTGGCAAGCTGGTATTCAGTCGTTTTCGAACTGGGCTGGAACTTGGCGACTTCGCCGAAATAGCGTTCGGCGGCTTTGTCTAGTGTCAGGCTTGCCTTTCGTCGGCTTGCGCCTTCGGCTGCGTCAAGGCGGATACGGGCTTCGACGGCTTCTGCCGCGCGGCGAGACGTTGTGCCCGTTGTGCCATGAAGCCGCCGACCGTTGACAACGAAGTCAAAGTGCCAGTACGGCGAATTTTTGGGGCGATAGACGGACATTGGCGTTTGGCCTCAATGAAAGCGTCGATATCGGCTTGCGTGAATTTCCGGGTGCGCTTGCCAATAAGAACATAACGAATGTCCCCGGCGTTGACATGGGCCACAAGCGTGCGCGTGGATATGCCTAGCATTTCCGCCGTTTCTTCCATGTCGAACAAGAGACGTTGCGGTTTCATGCGCACTCCACTGCATAGATTTCCGTTTGGCGCTTAATGTTTTCCGGCCAAGGCCCCGGCTCCGTGAAAGACACATCGTCAAACAGGACATGGTTTGTGGGCTGGGCGGTAAAGCGCCCGTTGTCCAATTTCAGGAACACAAATTCCTTCGATTGCCCCGGCTCTGCCGTGTACCCGTCGCCAATCGGAATGGCGGTGAACATGTAATCGCCGCGCACTTCATCCCCCGCACATCGCGCGCGGGCTTCCAAGCCGTGTAAGTAGCTATAGGCGTGCAGGCTAAACTGCCACCCGTAGCAATCCCACCGCTGGGCCTGTGTCACGTTCCAAGGTGCCGGGTTTTCCTGATGCGCCAGCGCGTGCAAGGGAAGGTCGCGCACAATCGCGCCGCATTCCAGAAGCACGTGGCAACCCCAGGCGCGGGATGGGTACGACCGCAGTCCGAACCACACACAAGGTTCAAAGCCTTCGCCGTCTTTCCGCACATGCGCGCGGTCTACCAGACAATAGACGTGGTGGGGCAAAGAACCGGAGCCTGTGTGCAAGGTCATTCTTCATCGTCCTTCATCTTTTCCGCTTCAGGCCCGTGCAGGATGTCCAGCAGTGTCCGCACCACCAGCATGAACAGCTTATCGTAGTCTTCGGGGGTGGGCGGTTCGTCGGTCATGACATTCGGGCCTCAATCGCTTTGACCATTTTGTTGGCGTCACCAAAAAGGTTCAGTTGCCGAGGATTGCTCGTTAGCTGCGCGACCATTTTCGTGACGCCCTGAAAATGGTTCATGACATTCGGGCCTCGTACCTGTGGTCAGCCCTGTCCTGCGTCGCTTCCCAATGGCGCATGCGAAGGAATTCAACTTCCACTTTCGCCTGGTTCGCCAACGTCCGGGCGCGCACCATTTTCTTGATATAGTCCGACCAAAAGTCACTGGCCTTGACTTGCAGTTCTGCCTTGCTGACAGGCATGTCCCCCAGTGCCGTCATGCGCTGACTAAGCACTGCCGACTTGCCTTCTTCCAACATGCGGGCAGCGGCGTCCAAGTCCGCCCACTTCATGGCGGCTTCACGATACAATTCAGATTGGGGGCGCTTGTTCGTGTTCATTCCGCCGCCACCTTGACCAGTGCCTTGCGCTGTTCTGCCAAGGCCCCTGCAATCATCTTGGCTTCGTCGGCGTAGCTTTCCTTCAGCCTAGCCAGCTTGGGTGCGTTCTCCGCATACCAATCGTCTAGTGCGGCTTCGGTCTTCAGTGACCCAATGGCCTTAATGCTTTCGGTGACGAACGCACGCGCGGCCTGACTGCGGTCGGGCTGGCGGGCATTGTCGGCGGGCTGGGTCGGTCGGCCAGAAGCGGCATTGCCGTCGTCGTCTTCCTGCGCCACGCCCGTCATGGCGGCTAGGCCATAGCGGCGAAGATAGGTCGTACATGCGCCAATGCCAGGCGCGTCGAACTTGGCCGGAACGCAGCTTGCCGTCGAACTGACATAGCCGCCGTCCTTGTGCGTGATTGTCGTCGTGACCGATACGGTCGCACCGTCAAAGGCGCTGGATTGCAGGATACCAAGCCCATAGGCAGAAAAGACAGGGCGTACCGTGTTCAACACTTCCGCCAAGTCGGCATATCGGGACTTAAAGTGCGGGTTGACTGAGCCCTTGGTGGCGTTCTCGACTGCGCCCTGCGCTTGGGCCAATGCCGCAAACAGCGCGGCGTTTCCATGTTCCATGTTCATGACTTCACCCTTTCCCCGTTAAATTTACGCCAGCCGTTGAATTTCCGGCCTTTCAGTTTGCTTTGCGGGCGGTCCATTTCGCCCGACACAATCTTTTCGTGCAGTTCGCGCGCCACTTTCAGGCGCTTGTGTTTGGCGTTGCGTTGGTGTTCAAACGCGCTTTTGTCACGGTGACACCATACACAAATTACCGCTAAATTGCTTGCATCGTGGGTGCCGGAATCCACAAGCGCCTGTATGTGGTCGAAGTGAATTTGGTCCCACGGACAGACGCGCTTGCAGATGTAGCAAGACGCTTGCACTTGGCCTGCCTTCAAGGCTTCCAGCTTCATGGCGGCACTGATTGCGGGGCGCTTCATGACCGCGCCTCGCGGATTGACAGGTTGCCGTTTGCCGCGCGCTTAATGACAACCCCGTGGCCCGACGCTTCGGCGGCGTCTTCCTGCACCAAGGCTTTCAGTTCCTTCGCCGCGCCTGCGTTTATCTTCGCGGGCTTGTTGGTCGATAGCCAAGCGTCGGCCCACGACGCCCATTCATTATGGCCCGTCATATCGATTTTCAGCTTGGCATTGCGCGGCTTTGGTGGTTCTGCCGTGACTGGGGTCACCTCGCCGCCGTTCTGGACGTTGGCCCAGAACTGCAATTCCGCATCCAGCAGCAAGTCGGCATAGAACGGGTCGTAGTCGATGGTGAAACATTCCCACCGCTGCGTGCCGACCAGTACCGACAGGATTGCCGTGCGCTTGCCCGTCACCGTCATGTAATGGTGCAGCTGCGGCATATACCGCTGCACGACCGCTTCTATATCGCCGAAGGGGTTGACGTGCTTGGCTTCGAACACCGCGTCGCCGACAAATCCGTCCAGCCTGGCACGAATGAAGGTGTGGTCCCGGTGCGTCCAAACTTCGTCCACCCCGGTCACTTGGTTCCCGGTCTGCAGTTCGTACCATTGGCGGTTAAACTGTTCCGTCCATATGCCAAGCTGAACCGGAAGCGACCGGGACAGGTCTTCCGGCTCCACTTCGCCGCGCTTTTCCTGAACCAGCCGGGCAATGCGCGCTGCATCGCCCGACAGGATAATGTTGGCATCGCTGCCGCCGATATATCCCTTGCGGTCCATCAGAATGGCTCCCGCACGGCGACAAGGTAGCGGCCATTTTCAATCAGCCAGTCGGTGCTGGTGTCGTGCAACAGGTGGTCAATGCCTTCCAGCATTTCGGTCTGCCAACGGCGACCGGCCTTGCTGCGCATGCGCATTTTGATGATTAGGCGCTGCATCGCTTGCATCTGCTGGCGGACAGCGTCGATGTCGGCGGTGTCTTCATCCAGCATGCGGAAGTCTTGAGACACAATTTCCTTATACACGGCGTGCCTCCTTCAGGTCGTACAAGGCGCGGATAAGATTGGCTGCGTCTTCCATCCGATGAAGCGAAAACAAAATGTCGTCATCGGTGATGGTGCTGCGCTGGAACGTCCCAACGCACGCCGCCAGTTGCTGGCGGATGGCGGACCGCAGCGCGTCTTGGCTGTTCAGCCGTTCTTGGTCAGGAAACAGGTGGGTGACGTTGGTCATGCCAGCGCCTCCCGAAGCAGGGCTTCGAACTTGTTCGACGCCCGCGCCCATTGCGTGGCCGCTAATTCGTAAGCCACGAACTTGGCAACGCTTTCATGGCGTTCCGCTGCCAGTTCCTTTTTCA